GAAGAATCGTTATAACGATCCAGGCGCAAACAAAAGATTTGTTTTAGGTATTGACAGATCAAGAATGAAACTATATGATGTAGAACAGGAAGCACAACATGATATTGTTGATAGTGGACAAGGTGACGCACCAGCGTTTGATAAATCGCCAATATCTGCAAGATATGATAAGTTTAACGACATAAAAGTGTAATTTGCCTTGACTTCCTAACATTTATATATTATAAATAGAAGTGTAATATTATTTGTGCAAATGGAGAAATTGATAAATGCAAGGTTTCAAGACCTTCCTTTCGGAAGCAAAAGTTAAAGCAGAGGATTATGAGGCAGCCATAGTTATTGGTTGGTACGAGTTACATGAGCGTGAACTCGACTCTAAGTCTGGCATTACTGATAAGACGTTAAAGGTTTTAGAATCAAATCCAGAAGTATTAGCATCTGGTAAACGCATTGCAGAGTATGTTCTTAAAACAAACTCAAGTCTTGCAGGCGCCCAAGCAGAACAGTATGGTAGAGCATCTACTAAATTAACTAAGTTCTGGACTTCATATGGTGCAACAAACAAAACTCCAAAAACAGATATACTAATTGGAACTATGCGTTTCTCTTTAAAGATTGGTGCTGCACAACTTATGTCTGGTGGTAAATCTGAATCTACTGCAACATTCTATGCGGCAATAAAGAATACATCAAAATCACTTCAGAAAAACCCACAATTTAAAAAGGTTGAGGGTATCTTAGAATCATTTGTTACAAACACTCTTGCACCTAGTCAATTGCGTGGAATTATTAAGTCTCGTGAAAACGAAGTTGTTAATGCTGGAGAAGCTGCACATAAACAATGTATGACTGAACTAGGGTTGTTATTCGAACAATCCCCAGAGTTTAAGGTTGCATTTGCTCGTGAAGCAATGTCTGGATTTGAAAAGTTTGGAGAATCAGATGCTGCAGCTGCAGAGTATATGTTAGTCTCTTCTCACGATGGTAACAGTGTAAAAATTAAAAGTGTATACGATGATGACTATTGCTCTTACATTGCAGATAAAATGAAATTGCAAGCAAGATTTAAAACAAGTGGTAGAGTTTTGAACAAGAAGAAAACTGGAGAATACAATTTCTGGTCTGTTGTTTCACTTATTGTTAATGCAATGGATGAAGAGATAGATGCATATAATAACGGTGAGATTCTTACTGAGATTCGTTTGTTTAAAAATCTTACTGCAAAAGTAAAAGGATTTTTTAGTAGAGTTTGGAATAAAGCAACTAAGTTCTTTAAAAAGAGTACTATGTCAATGATGAAGTTTTTGGGTGTAGAACCTAGTATTACACATAGTAAGGATATTAATTTTGATTAATTTTAGTAAATATATAACTGAAGATAAGGGTGGAAAGAATCTACACTTAGAGCATATCGAAGATGAGATATTAAATTTTGGTGTGTCTGGTGGTAGAGCTGCAATTAACTTTGTCCGTTCCCTTAGAGATATGTTGGCAGGAGAATCACGTTCATCTGTAAACATGACAGTTAAATGGGATGGCGCTCCAGCAATCTTTGCTGGTATCGACCCAGAAGATGGTAAGTTTTTCGTTGCAAAGAAATCAGTATTCAATGCAACTCCTAAGTTATACAAGACTGCAAAAGAGATTGATGATGATGGACTATCTGGTGCATTAAATTCAAAGTTCAAGATTGCACTTACAGAATTCTCTAAGTTGGGAATCACGGGTGTACTTCAAGGCGACTTGATGTGGACAGATGATGTGGAAACAGATACAATAGATAATTTACGTTATTATACATTCCAACCGAATACAATTGTATATGCTGTACCTGTTGATAGTGACTTTGGAATGAAGATTAAAAGTTCAAAAATTGGAATCGTGTGGCACACCACTTATACTGGTGACGCACTCCAAGACATGAAAGCGTCATTTGGTGTCAACATTAAAGGACTCAGTACACCATCCTCAGTTTGGATGGATGACGCTACCTATAAGGATGTTAGTGGCAAAGCGACAATGACAACTAAAGAAACTGAAGCAGTTACTAAGTCTTTGTCTGGTGCTGGAAAAACATTCCAAAAGATTAATTCAGCTGGGTTAAATAAGTTTTTAAGACTTCAAGATACATTCACTGGTAATCTTGCTGGTGCATCATTAAAAACATATTACAATAGTAAAGTACGAGAAGGTAAACCAATCAATAACCCTAAGAAACATGCAGAAGGTTATTTGAAGTGGGTATCTGGTGTTTACGATAAAAGAATTAAAAGTCTCAAAACAGAAAAGTCTCAATCTAAAGTAGAGAATGAGAAGAAAGAGATGTTACGAGAACTAAAGAAACATACAAAGAATTTAGAACAGGTTGTTCTGTTTCAGAACTATCTTATTGAAGCCAAGATGGGTATTGTTAAGAAACTAAATAGTGTTAAGCAATTAACTGATACATTCATTAGAACTTCAAATGGATACAAAGTAGTTAATCCAGAAGGATTTGTTGCTATTGACAGAGTTAGTGGTAATGCAGTAAAGTTAGTTGATAGAATGGAATTTAGTTTTAATAATTTCACAGCAATTAAGGCATGGGACAGATGAAGAAATTTAAAGAATTGACATCTGAGTTAGTTGAAAAGAAAGCAATGTCTATTGCAACAAGACGTAAGATGGGCAGACGAATGGCAAAGATGGCAAAGTCATCTGCATTTAAAGCAAAGGTTGCACGAAAGAAAAAGAAACTTGCAACTCCAGACATGTTACATAAACGTGCAATGAAAGCTGCAAAAATGTTAATCCTTCAAAAGTTTGCTGGGTTAAGTCCTGCTAAGTATATGCAACTTCCACCTGCTGCAAGGGTAGAAATAGACAATCGGATTGTTGCAAAGAAAGGACTTGCTATCCAAAAGATTGCTAAGAAGATGATGGTTAAATTAAAAAAACAAGAAATAGAACGATTAAAGAAAGTTAAACAGGGTGGAGATAAATGAAGAAGTTTTCTGAAATTATAGAAGCTCGAGGTGATACTGCTGTATTTACATTTGGTAGATTTAATCCCCCGACTACTGGACATGAAAAATTAATGGAAGCAGTTGCCAAACAGGCAAAGTCAAACTCTGCTCCTTATTATATTTTTGCATCTCATTCAGAGAACGCAAAGAAAGACCCTCTACCATATGCAAAGAAACTTGCATACATGAAGAAGATGTTTCCAAAACATGCAAGGAACTTGGTTGTAGATAAAGCAAGAAACGTATTTGAGATTGCAGTTACACTACACAACAAAGGACACAAATCAATCATTATGGTTGTTGGTTCTGATAGAGTTACAGAGTTTGAAACACTACTAAACAAATATAACGGAACTGAAGCAAGACACGGTTACTACGGTTTTGATAATATCGAAGTTGTATCTGCGGGCGAAAGAGACCCAGATGCAGAAGGTGTTACTGGAATGTCTGCATCTAAGATGAGAGCAGCTGCAAGTGCAAATGATTTTGATTCGTTTAAGAATGGACTTCCATCCAACTTCAAACAAGGAATGTCTCTATTTAAAGATGTTCGTAAGTACATGGGTGTTCGTGAGTCTTTTGTTCCTAGAACAAATGTAATGACTGATGAAGATGTTGTTCGTGACTTATACATGGAGAATAAGATTTTCTGTGTGGGCGATACTGTTGAAGATAATTATACTGGTGTCTCTGGTGAAGTTGTTCGTAGAGGAACTAATTACATTACATTCAAAGAAGAAGATGGTACATTACACAAGAAGTGGTTGTATGAAGTAAAACAAGACAAAGATATTAAAGATAGAAAAGGCACAGAACCAGCGAAGTATTATGCAAAAGATGCTGATGGTGATGCAATGTCTAAATCTACTAAACAAAAACGTGCGGCACACTTTGCAAAAGGTAAAGATGGCCCTGCTCCAGGCGATGCAGATGCAGAGACAAAACCATCGAAGAGTACAAAGAAATTTAAAGATATGTTTGGTGAAGAAGACCCTTGTTGGGGTTCTCACAAACAAGTTGGTATGAAAAAGAAGAATGGTAAGATGGTGCCAAACTGTGTTGCCAAAGAAGATTTTCAGTTAGATGAGAAGATTGAAGGACTTGTTACGAAAGCAGAAAAGTCTGGTGTACCTTATGGAATTCTAAAGAAGGTATATGACAGAGGAATGGCTGCATGGAAAACAGGACACCGCCCAGGCACGACCCCACAACAGTGGGCATTTGCAAGAGTGAATTCTTTTCTTACAGGGGGTAAGACTAGAACAACTGCTGACGCAGATTTATGGAAACAAGCAAAAGGTAAGAAAGAAGAGATTGAAGATTCTCGTGAAATCGGAACTGATGCTAGTAGACAAGAAAGGCAAAAAATGACCCCAGGCCAGAAAGTTTTCTCATTTAAGGAACACCTTAACTGTGGAACACCAGATTGCTGTAATGAATGTGCAGAATCTAGTTTGATTGAATCTAACCAATATCGTGTTGGTTCAGAAAAATACTACGAATTTTTTAACGAAAAACGAAGCCTTTACGAGAGAGGTGAATTAAGTCCAGTTGGTTTTGATAAAGAACTACTGGAAGGTGATATCGGTAAATACGACACATATGATGGAGAACATGTTCCTTTGGATTGTCCTATGATGGAATCTGAGTATCAAGGACAAGACGTTGAACTAAATAAACCAAAGGTTGGTGGTTCTAAGAAATACTATGTTTATGTCAAAGACGGAGACAAAGTAAAGAAAGTTTCTTGGGGCGATACCTCTGGTTTAAAAGTTAAGTTAAACGACAAAGAAGCAAGAAAATCTTTTGCTGCAAGACACGATTGTGCAAACAAAAAAGATAAAACAAAAGCAGGATATTGGGCATGTAACTTGCCACGTTATGCAAAACAACTTGGTTTATCTGGTGGGGGTAACTTCTTTTGGTAAACCCATATAACGATTTAGGATTAGAAACCGATATCATGCTAAGAGAGTTTAAGCAAGATGTTGATGATAGTGAGTTAGTTTGGCATCGTGATAGAAGTGATAGAGAAATTACTGTACTTTCTGGATATAACTGGAAATTGCAGATGGACGATAACCTGCCTGAAGAACTGAAGCATGGTAGAATATATCATATAAAGAAGATGGTTTACCATCGATTAATAAAAGGAAGTGGTAGATTGCTACTTAAAATTAGGGAAAAGTAATATGACTAGATATAGTAAAACAATGAGTGAATCCCTTGCAGAAGTTCGTAAGGTAACACCAGAAGAAATTGCTGAAGCATCTGCTCGTAGGGACGCAATGCGTCACGGTGCTGGTGGGAGAAGAGGAATCGACCCTGCTGACAGAGATGACATGAAAGCAACGGATAAAGATCAAGACCTTGCAAAGAAAAATATGATTATGCAATTGCGTAAATCAAAAGACACTAGAGGCAACTTCTCTATTGAATTCCAAGATGGAAAGAAACAGAAGGTTGATTCTAAGTTTGTTGAACTGTTGTTAAAGGCACATGACATGATTCAGAAACCTAGAGATAAAGAACAGTTTGTTCAGATGATTTCTAAGTCATATCGTGATATGCTTAATACTGCAAAGATGGTCTCAAAACAACTTAGAATGGGAGAAGAAGTTTTCCTTGAAGGTTTTGAAGTAGAAGAAATTGAAATCGATGAGATGAAGATGGATGACCCTAAGTTGAATAAAATATTCGACAAACTTAAAAAGGGGCAAACAATCAAACTCAAGACTAGTTCTACAATCAGCAAAGGCACAGACTTTGTAGATTACATTGTTAAGTCAAAGAATACAGTAAACAAAGGTAAAGTAGAAAAGGTTACTCTTGTTACTAAAGGTAATGAAAAATCAGTTAAGAAGTTCCTATACAAAAGAGATGGTAAAGTAACATTTGCTATCGGTGATATGGGTGCATCTATTGATGATATCAAAGAAGAACTTGATGAAGGTAAAATGAAGGACTTGCATGGTTACATCTCAAAAGGAATGTCTGCACAAGATATTGCTAAGAAGATGAAACTTGATGTTAAAACAATCCAAGCATTAATGGATGAGACTGACTTAGACGAAGCAAAATCATCTACAGGTTACGAACTATACCACAAAGACTTTTCATCTGCAATGCAACATGCATATGCTTTTGCAAAGAAGAAATTTGGTATCGAAGTTGACCCTAAAGAGATTGATGATAAAGTTGCGACAGGGCCTGCAAAACCAAAGACAGGTAAAACTAATTCTTACAGACTACAAGCAAAAGGTGGTAAGAAGGGTATCCAAGTACAGGTTTACAACACTGGTAAAACCTACGAGTTGAACATGTATAAGGAAGAGGTTGTTACTGAAGAAGAAGTTTCTGAAAACAAAAGTCTCATTAAAGACTATGAAAAGTATATGTCGCAAAGTGGTAAGAAATCCCACAATGCATTTGATTACTTAATGTCTATGCCAAAGTATAAGCGTATGTCAAAAGACCAGATGACAAAAATCATCGGTGATGCGAAACGCAAAGGCATCTTCAAAGAAGAAGAAGAACCACAAAAGTCTGATGGAGTTAAATCTGTCGAACAAGGAAGAGATGATAAGAAGAAAACTCGTATCGCTCAACTACAATTACAGATTGCAAAAGCAACTGAAACAATTAATAAACTAAACGCACAGGAGAAATAAATGTCCAAGTATCTTAAAACTAAAGAAGGTAGTTTAGAGAGTGCTGTGTTAGAGGCAATGTCTCCTGCTCAGCAAGCTGCAATCGCAATCTCTAAAAAAGAAAAAGAACAAAAAGAAAATAACTATATTCACGCTGCAAAGATGGCAAAAGAAAAAGGTGAAAAAACCTTTACTATCGGTGGTAAAGAATATGATGTTGAGGAAGCATTAGCAACTGAAACTAATAAGAACGACAAGTCTGATGACGGTGAAGGTTTGGACGCAGTTCAACCTAAAGCAGTAAAGAAGAAGTTTGCTGACCGTAAAGACAAAGATATCGACAATGATGGTGATGTTGATGATTCTGATAAGTTCTTGCACAAAAGACGTAAAGCAGTTTCTAAAGCAATCAAGAAAGAAGAACTTGAACTTGACGAAGGTTATTCAGCAAAAGAAATCAAGATGGCAATTGGTATTGCATCTGACAAAAGATATGCTGGTGGTAACATGAGTGGTGCAGTTTCTGCTATTGAGAAAATCAAAAAAGGGTTATCTGACCACAAACAAGTTGTTGCAGTTCTTAAAAGACAGAACGAATCACTTGCACAACAAGCTGCAAGACACATTACTGATATGTGGAAAGAAGCTGCTGCTGCAAAAGCAAAGTCTGAAGGTTTATGCGAAGATTGTGGTGAAGAACCATGTGGTTGCAAGTCTGAGTCTAAAGACGACAAAAAGGTTGCAATGACAGGTAAACCAATGGCAGGAGTCGAAGTTGCTCCTAAAGAGTCAAAGGCAAAGTAATATGAAAAGTATCGTGGAAGTCACGAGTATTAATGAAGAAGAACTTCCACATATTTACTGTGATATGGATATGGTTCTTTGTGATTTTATTGGTGCGTATGAAACACTCACTGGTAAGAAATTTGACAAGACTCCAAAGGATGAACGATGGGAAGCAATTACAGGCAAAAAGGATTTCTGGCATACTCTGCCTTGGATGCCTGGCGCTCAAAGAGTTTGGAAGTTGATTAATAAATATGATGCAAATATATTGTCTGCATATTCCAATAAGGATGGGAATAGTCGGAAGGGAAAGAAGTCTTGGTTATCCAAGAATGCAAAACCTACTGGTAAAATCCACCTTGTACAACGTGCAGACAAACAGAAGTATGCTATGACTGACGGCAAACCTAACATTCTGATTGATGATTATATCAAAAATATCAAAGAATGGGAGAATGCTGGAGGAATTGGAGTACATCATACTTCACCAACAGATACAATTTCTCAGCTTAAGAGAATTGGATTTAGATAAATAGATAAGTAAACAATAAACTAGGAGAACTATCATGGCCCTATGGGGAATAACAGATGCAGATGAAGCAAAACCAAAGTGGTTGACATCAGCAGAAAAAGCAGACGTTTACGCAACCGATAGAGGTTGGGTAAAACTTAACGGCAAAGGACTTGAAGAAGTCATTTGTTCAATCGGTGGACTAGCAACTTCAGTTGGTGGTGCAGACATTAATACTTCAGCATTCGTTGGTTCAGCGTTTGATGTAAGTGCTGGTGGTAATGTTGATGTAAGACTTACTTTCAATGAGAAGGTAACTGTTACAGGTTCACCAACAATTACTATTACTAACTCACAAGCAGGTGGTGGTTCAGCTGCAACTAAGACTGCAACATATCAGTCTGGTTCTGGAACTAACAAACTTGTGTTTAGATGTACAATCGGTGCAGCCGGTTCAACTGTTTCAGCAGATGACGTATTGTCAATTGCTTCACAAAACATTGCACTTGCTGGTGGAACAATCAAAGATACTCAACTGTTGGCCAATGGTACAGCAGTTAACTCTGGTGTCGCAGTTCCTGCTGGTACAGCAACTAACACAGCGGTTGCATAAGTAGTATAACAAAGGATATATAATGTCAAAGAATGTTAAGACACTTAGTGTCAATGAAATTGAGTTAAAGAAAACGGATTTGCAAACTGACTTGGAGAAAGTTACGAGTCAGTTGCAGAATCTTGATAAGATGAAGGTGCAGTTACAAGCACAGGGGAATGCACTATCTGGTGCGATTCAACAGTGTGATGTATTTCTAAACCTATTAGGTGAGTCGAGTCCCGACAAAACAGTACCCTCGCAAGACGATAGTGCGGCAGTCAATACTGCACTGAGTTGAGGGATTAAATTAACTAAGGAGAAAGAAAATGGCAGATAAAAAAATCACTGCATTGACAGACTTGGGTAACGGAATTGCAGCTGTAGATTTACTACATGTAATTGATGACCCACTAGGCAACCCTGTAAACAAGAAAATTAGTGTTGCAAACGTATTTAACAACATTCCAACTTATATCGCATTAGACGATACAGTTCAAGTTGTTGATACAGGTACAGAAGCGGTTAACGTAACTTCTTCTATTTCACATATCGATACTGCAACAGCTGGTGGAACACATGCTGGCGCACTTGCAGATGGAACTAACGGACAAATTAAAATCATCACAATGATTGCTGATGGTGGAAACTCTGTTGTTACTCCAGCAAATGCAAACGGTTTTTCAACTGTAACATTTGCAGACGTAGGTGACACTGCAACTTTAATCTTTACAGGTAACAAGTGGAACATTATTAGTTCACACTCAGTTACAATAGCGTAAGGAGAATATAATGAGTGAGCGATTAGGTGCAAATGGAATGCCAATGAAAAAGAAGGATGAATCTTCTGAGATGATTTCTGAAATTCTTGAGGTAAATCCAAACAAGAAAAAGAAGAAGCCTGCAAACAATTATGAGTGGGCATCTGATAAAAAGGAGAATGACAATGAAGAACTTTAAAAAGCATATTGCTGAAGAAGTCTCTGCTGACGGTCATGACTTTTCTAATGATGTATCAGACCCAAACACTATCTCAAGAATCAATGCATTCTTGGGTGCAATGAGTGGGATTGAGCATCTTGTTCCAGAACATGCAATGGGTAAACTAAGAGAAAGACTAGGTAGACTTGGACTTTCATTTGGTGAAATTCATATGTCAGAAGATGGTGGCAAAATGTCTATGCCTCTTACACAATTTGGTGGAAGAACAGGTAAAGATGAGAATGGTGATGATATTAATGATGATGGTATCTCTCACAAAGTTGAGGGTGGTTTATCATTAGAAATTCAACACGAAGTCACTAGTGGCGGAACACACTTTATTAAAACTAAAATCGTCTAAACGGTTAGTTATATTATGTTTCAGAGAATAACTAATGATAATGTCATTATGTTTGCTATTAAAAACTATGACAATCCACAGTGTGAAGGTGAATCTGAATTTCACGATGATATGAAACGCTTTAAGTATATTAAGCGTTTGTTAAGAAAGTATCGTGAAACTGGTGAACTGAAAGAACGTCTGATACTGAACCACATGATAGTAGTATTCAATGTGTTTGGTGCAGAGGCAGGAAGTACATTAATGTTGTTTAAGATAGAACCAGAGTTTTGGCCTATACTTAAATCGTTTATGACCTTCTTAGGGATGTTACCAGAAGATGAACTTTTAATGTTAGATGAAGATTTAAATGTTAAGGAAGTATTAGAGAGAATATAGATGGGTAGAGCGATTGACTTATTTGTTACATACCGTTTCGTTAAACTTTTAACGACACCATTCGAAAAGACTGATGCCTATAAGATGGGTATCATCGATAAAGATGGTTTTCGTATTAAAGGTAAGATTCTGTATAAACAATCAGAACAGAGTGCATACACTGTTCTACATAAATTGGTGTTTAACATCAAACGCATTTTTGCGAAAGTGCCTGGCCTTAGAACAAGGATGGGAACATATGCAGCTGCCCTCTTTCTACTTAAAGATACTTTCAAAGAACATGTTGATGACCCAGAAATGTTTGAGAAACAACTTCTTGAATTTTTCAAAGATAATAATGTAGAGTTTGATAATGACATTGTTGAAGAGGTAACTTTAGACAATGGCAAACTAAGTAAAGGACTTTACGTCTTAACCCAAGATGTTGTGACAACAGAAGCAGAAGATGAGATAGATGCTTTAGAGGGTGATGAGGTAGAAGTGTTTGAAGATAGTCCACCAGAAGATACTATACTTGGTGTTGACATTTTCAGCGCAGTACATAAAAAAACAAAGCAGAAGATATATGTTTCTGCTGAAGATATAAAAGAACTAGATATAGGAGACCTACTATGAGTTTCAAATTTGATGATATAATGACAAAGTTTTATAAAGACCCAAAATTGGGTATTAAAACAGAGGATGCTCCTGCTAACTCAGTTGCTGGTGGTGGTGTTGCACTTCCCCCAGATGCGGTTATGAAAAAGAAAAAGAAAAAATCCTACGATGGGAGAACCAAAGAAGGTAAAACATTCTTTAATAGAATGGCAGAACGAAGAGCAAAGAGAGAAGCATCTCGTCTTGCAAAAAAAGTTCAAGAGAATACAGTTAATCGTGAACACGAATACCTTATGGTAGAAGATAATGTGGACATGTTAAAAAGTATTGTCAAAAATAAGCAGAACAAGAGTATCAAATTCAAAGACGGTTCAATGAAGGTTGACTTGTTTACTGCATCAGCAATCACACAGGTTTTCGACAAAGTTAACAAATCTAATCAGAAGAAGATGTCTGATATGATTAACGGAAAGAAAGCACAGTTTATGAAGATTGCAGATTTTTCCTTATCAAAGGTTAAGTAAATTGAAAACATTTAATCAACATGTTCTTACCGAGCAACAATTATCTAAGCAAGATTTAGATAATGTTGAGAAGTATGCAGATAGACTGTACAAGAGTGTTGGTATAGATATAGAGTTTACTAGACATTTTTTAGATAGGGTGAATGATGTACGAAACAAGAAACAGATTACTGTGGCGGAGCTTATACGTTTATTTAAACAGTCGTATAAGAAGTACGGTAAAAAGATTGCACAACTCGGCCCAGACGCTGAAGCAGTCTTAAACGATATGCAGACTGATGTTAATATGCCGTTTGCATTAAAATGGGATGGGAAGGAACTGGACTTAATTGCTAAGACGGTGATGAGAAAAACCAACTTTGCAACCAGTAACCAAAAACTATCCTTTAAATAAAGGAGAAGAAATATGAGAAATTGGATTAAAGCAAGAATCGAAGAAAGAACATCTTGGGATGGCGCTGCACTAGTAGCAGTTGGAGTAATCATTTTGATTGCAGGCCCTTTTGCATCTATGGCTGCATACGCAGCGATTGCTTATGGTGCATGGACTATTTGGAAATCTGAGTAAGGCCATGAATAGTAAATTTAGTATTGGTGTAGTAGTTGCGATTGTTTTACAGGTATCAGCATTTGTCTGGTGGACTGCACAACAAGCACAAACTATTTCACAATTGAATGTACAGGTAACTGAACTTACTTCTCGTATGGCAGTCGAAGATAATGTAAATATGAATCGTGATATAGATGATATGAAATCTAAAATCACTGATATGGATAATTGGATTGCACAAAACTACAGTGATATAGAGGACTTAATTGACTTCGCAACATTCACTGAAAACAGATGGGCAAATGAATATGCAAATGACCCATCATACGAAAGAAAGTTTGGGACAAAGGCGCCTAAGAATGATTAAATTATATGCAATTATTATTATTGTAGGTATCTTGGGTGGTGCGGCGTATGGTGCAAAATACTATTACGACACCACCCAAAATACTATTGCACAACTAAGAGATAATAATGCAAAACTAGAAGTTGCTAATGAGACAAACCAAGCAACTATTGAGAAGATGGGACAGGATTCAAAAAGACTGAATGAACTGAACTCTGAACTCAGTGTGAATTTACGCAAATCGGAGAAGTATGGAGATGAGTTGCGTAATACTTTAAATAAACACAATCTAACACACCTTGCAAATAAGAAGCCAGGATTGATTGAAAAGAGGATGCAAAATGCGACAAACAAACTATGGGATGACCTTGAGTCTCTTACTAGTGATGACGCTACTACTGAGTAGTTGTTCAACATTTAGACAAGAACCAGAAATTATTATACAAACAAAGATAGTTGAAAAAACTATCCCTGTAGTGCAACATCCAAAGCAAGTTAGATTGAATGATGTTAAGATTTATGTTGTTTCACCCGAAGATAACTTTGAAGAATTTGT